TGTTATCGCCTTTGATAATTATTGTATCAAAGTCACCACTATGAGAGGCGTGTAAATCTAAAATGTTTGAGTTACCTATGATGTCGTGTACTTGATAGTTACCTGATCCATAAGATGAAGTATCTAATCTATTACTATCTCCTACTATGTAAGCGTCAAGTGTTGCGCCTTCAGTACCTGAAGAATCTGCAAACTGTCCGTGTGAAGCAACATTAGGACCAATTGATACATTAGAGTTTGTGTTGAAACCTGCTGAGTCTGTGTGTGTATAAACGTGTACTCTATTTGAATCACCTGACATAAGAACATAAAAGAAGTGACCATCACCTCTACTTTTTATCCAAAAATCATTTGAGTCTCCGACTAAATCTAAATCTATATTTGTTTTAGTAGTATCATCAGCATCCCTATTATCTATTCTTATTGTATTTGAATCACCTCTAACATCTAAATCATACCAGTGACCAGTAGAATCTGTATCGCCTTCGATTCTTAATATATTACTATCACCTTTAGCATTCCAATCAAGTGTCATATCTTCACCTGCAAACAATAAATGTGAGGATAGACTAGTTACATTACTGTCGCCTATTTGTCTGATAATAAGTGTTAGATTTTCACCATCAATTACAAGTGGTGTGTTAGCAGATATACCTACTTTATTACCTGATCCGTCTTGTTTTATGAATATTGTGGTATCTTTGTCTTGGTTTTGTTGTTGAACCCAAACTGAATTACCAGCTAAACAACTAGTCGCTGTAAGAAGAAGTATCATCAGTGTCTTTATCATTATTTTCATCTGTGTTATCCTCCTTGTCATTTTGAGATTCTTTATCTATTTTAAATTTTTCTTTTAATTTCTTTAATTTCTTTTCTTTTTGATACATTTCAAAAGTCTTTTCAACTTTAACTGGCATATCAATTATAATACTATTAACATTAGTTTCTTCTATATCATCAGCTAAAATAACTGGTTCAACTGGTTCAACTGGTTCATATGGAAAAGTTCCTGTCTTTTCGTAAGGAAATTTATCAATACCAACATCACCATCATTAATTATTTCAGGTATTATTTCAATAGGTTTTTCAAATGCCCATAGTTCTTTTTTTACACCTGCTTGTATAACTTCTACTACACCTTTTTCAATTGCTTTTCTTAATGCAAATGTAACTGGTTCGTTTTTTGCATAACCAGCTTCTATCTCTACTAACATTGTATCCATATCAAAATATTTAAATACATCTGAACCTGTTGATGTAGACATAATAGTCTTTTCTATAGTAGTTGTAATAATTACTTCGCCTGTTTGTACATTAACTAATCTTAATATGATAGTTACTATGTCTTGTCTGAATGCTTTGTTTGCTTGTAAACCTAAAACTCTAGCACCAAGACCACCTGATGTAATATCACTATCATAACCCACAACACCACCTGTGATGTATGCACCAGCAAATAGTAATGGTGGTAAAGGTTCTGCCTTTTCGCCATCTACTTGTTGTCTAGTTGATCTAATTAGTTTTCGTTCTTGTAATAAACTTGGTAGACTTGATCTCTCTACAACTCTAAACCATTTACCTTGACCTGCATCTGCTAATGCCTTAATTAATAACTGATATGATCCTTGAGTTACTGCTGTACTCATTGACGCAAAGTTACCACCTGGTTTCTTTTGACCTGTCATATCTACAAAATCATAGACAGCAATTATAATCGGTTGGCCTTCTGGATTTTTGATTGTATGTAAATCTTTATAAGCAACTTGTTGTGTTCTTACATCAAACTTTGTTTTCGAAGCACAACCAACTAACGCTAGCGAAATTAACACTATATTAAGATACTTAAACATTAACTGTTATCCTCTTTAGGCATTGTAAATACAGTTTCAGTTCCGTCTGCTTCTGTTACTGTAACTACTACATTACCTGTATCTGCAGGAGTTGTCCAAGCAACTGTTTCGCCGCCGACTGGATTTGTAAATGTACCTGAGTCTTGTTGAAGACCATCAGCGCCGAATACATTGTCTGTAATTTGTTTTGCAAGAGCAGTATAAAATCTAGACTCTATATTTGCTTTGAATTTAGCAATAGGTGTGTTCTTTGCTTCTGATTTTAATTTATCAGCGTCTGCTTTAGCTTGTGCCTTGATAGCATCCTTTCTAGTCTTCTCTATATTTTCAATAGTTAGATAGTGTGATGACTTACCGTTGCCTGAAAATGATGGTGACCCAAATTTAAATGTCATTTCTGACGCAGTTACCTGTGTACAGATTGTGAGTATTGCTAATAATGTTAATATTTTTTTCATATTCTTAAAATGTTTTGTTTACCCAGTAATTAATGTACATGATCGTAACTAAAGGACTTCCTATGAATAAGGTAGACCAAATTAATATTTCTAACATAACGTCTTTCCCTTAGTTATTGAGAATTATTTTTTATCGTTCAAGCGATTTATTAGTTGAAAAGCAACTTTTACCTTTTCTTCTAACACTTGAATAGTAGCGTGCATTTTAGCAAGCACAACCACCAGTGTTATAAAACCTATAAAAATAGGCCATAATCTCATCATTTGTGCAGCGAAATCTAAATCCATAATATCCTTTCAGTGTCTTAATATTTATAAGAGTAAGTGTTTAATAAGTGTTTGATAGACCAAAAAAAAGACACAATTAAGTGCCTTTTTAGTGGTGCAACTAGTTTTGTGAAAGGCCTAGTTGCAATTGCCTCTTATTAAGAAACAGGCGGAGAGATCTTACTCTTCCTCTGCCAATTTACTAAAATACGATAACGTTTCATCGCTATCATCTTCGGTAATTGGTGTTGAAGATATATTATCAACTGTTTCTGTTTTGACTGGTTTTGCTACATTCGTGGCAAGTGGGATAGCCACGTTTTCAGCAGTTCCAGTACTTCTTGTGCCTAATAAAACTTTATCTAGTTTCGCTTTTAACTCATCATATGATTTAAAGTTTTCGGCCGCAAGAAATGGTTTAAGGGCATATTGTTTATCCCAAAGTTGTTCGATTGCCTCATCATTTTCTTTGATAGGTGTTGCACTATCAAATTCTGATTTATCGTAATTCCAATAACCATCAACTTTTCTGATTTTCAATTTGAAGTTAGCACCTTCCCAAAAGTCAAACGGGTTGATAGGTTTCTCATCTTCAAATTCAGGCTTCATTGCTTCAGTAATCTTATCAAAGATTTTCTTACCGAATTTAAACAATTTAACTTGACCTTCATTCTCAGGATGCTTAGAGTCATTGATAATTAAGATGTTTGCAATATAAGATAATTTTCTTTTTCTTTTTCTTGCAATATCTTTATCAGCTTCAACACCTGAATTCCATAGTAAACTGTTAGATTCACTAATAGGACATTTTTTGTTAAGTGTTGTTAAACTATTTTCTATAAACCAACCACCAGGTCCTTGAAAAGCGTGTGACCATAGTCTTGCCCATGGTAAGTCTTCACCTTTAACTGCTGGTAGAAATCTAAAAACAGCATAACCATTACCTGATTTATCTAATTCTGGTTTCCAGAATCTATCATCGGCATATGAGTTCTTTTGTTTTTGAGGTTCTGATACTTTTGAGAGTTCTGACACTAGGGTGTCAAGATTTGATTTTGAGCGTTTTAACGCTGCGATACTTGTATTCATGTATATGTTCCTTTGTATGTTTGTATGTATAATTATATTTGTATATTGTGCTGTATAAATCGCACTCTATTATTTATAAGACTATTATAACAGACTTATAAAGATTTGTCAAGCGTTCTTAACTTCTTTTTTCATTAATTTTTTCTATTAAATCGGACACTTGTTTAGCAAGTTTTTTATTATCTTCGGTAAGTTCTTTAATGATTTTAACCTTATCGTCAATTTGTTTGGTTAAATCTAAAGGACCTCTATCATCTATTATCATAGGTTATTATAACATATTTTAAATGGATTGTCAAGCGGCCAAACTGGTGGTTTGTCAAGCATAATCATATTACCATACTCCTAATGTTTTACCATTGCCTGCTATAATAGCACAACACGTTACAATATGTAAAATAATCCAAAAGGTTCTAAACAATAATGCACGTTTTACATCTTCTTGGGATATAGGTAAAAACTCTGGCTTGTCGTCATCAGTAATACCAATAGGCATACCAACTGTTCTTGCCCACATTTTTAAAAAACGTCTTTGACCACTCATATTATGCACTTCTTCTTCCTGCTTCTTTTTTTGCTTTAAGAGCATCTTTAACTCGTTGTTGAATTATTGCTTGTCTAATTTTTCTTCCCATAGGTATTTGTACTGCTGTTTCAATTTTATTACCTTTTTTAGTAATATATTCAACACTTATAAATTTATCTTTAAAATCACCTTGAACCGATATAACTGCTTTCTTCAAACTCATTTTTTCAACTTCTTTTTCGTCACCTGCTTCATTCCAAAACTTAAACATTCTCATTTTAGTCATTTTGTTCCTTTCTTCTTGATTGAGTATCTATGTCGAATGGTTTAACATCAAATGCTAGAACGACACGATCTTCATTTGATTCGAACGGAATTGTATAGTGAAGTAGAGAGGCGGGGAAAAGACATAAACTTCCAGTCACCACATCTATACTTTTTTTATCAGCTTCATCTTTATCATCTATACACACCACAAGATTGCCACTATCAACTGTTTCTTTCTTAGGTACATTTATATAGATACTGCCACTTAACCAACCATGTTCATGCATATGAGGTTTTAATTTACCACCACTTTTCATACTTATCAACCAACCATTAAGAGTATATTCTTTTGGCCAGTTCTTTAGAAAACCTTCCTCACTATCTTTAAACTTCTCACGATATTTCTCTACCTCTAAATGAATAATTTTTTGAATCTCATTTGTATCAATAGTTTTATCTTCAAATAAATTGCCTTCAGTTTGATAACCATTTGATATAAGACCTTGTTGTTTATGGGAAGAAGTATTATCTTTTAAAAAATCTGTTATAGGTTTAATAAAGTTATCTAATAATTGATACTGTTCAGTTAAATTAATAGTTGAAACATAATCAAGTGGATGATTGCAAAATGGATTTTGTCTATCATGTTTATATCTAAAATTACAACGAGAAACAAATGATCCAACATTAGAATTATTTTCACCTCGATTTATCATTTTATCTAATTGATTTTTCAATTCAGATTCTAAATTTCTATCGTACATAGTTTTTAACACCATATTATCATTATGTTTAGAACAAGGAATACAAAGTTGAACCGGTGTTGATCCTAGGTTACCAACATAAGTTATTTCTTTATCATATGTAGATGGTTTTTTACATACAAAACAATTAAATTTAAGTTGTGGCATTACATATCCTTTATTTTATTCTTTAGTGTCATCTTGTACTTTGTTATATTATATGATAAGAAAGGTTTATATCTTATCATTCTGTCACACAGTTTAGGCCATAATACTTTTTCATTTATATCTTTGTTTAATCTTTTTGAAAACTTTAATATGTCATCTAATACTGCAAACGTTTCAAAGTTTATCTTTTTAGACAAAACAAATTTAAGTATCGGTGGGTGTTGACCATCTTTAGATGTAAACAAATCATCAAAACTTAATTTATTTGTTATCTTATTTAGTATATAATCAATATCTTGTTCATAATAATAATGCAATGCTTCTATTTTCTTTGACCAAAGTTTATATGTTTCATCACCTGTTCTACCAATAACGTCACCAATCCATAAATTAGTATTAGAAACAAAATTACTAATAAAGTAATTAACAATATCAGTGTTATCATAAGCTCGAGAAAGTTTGTGAAAAAAATATCTATCCCTCCTTTTAGTGAAAGTTTCCAATTTCGCTTTTGTTCGACCAGCGTGTTTATGATAGTCGTAACTTTGGTTCTTACTTGTAAAATGAAGTTTGATTGCCAGATAGATTTTATATACTTCAAAACCATTCACTTTTAACTTTTTTCACTCATTATATTTTTTCCTTAATTAGAACGGTAGTTTTGATGACTTCTCCTTTAACATATTAAGACCTTGTGCCTCATATGTTATTTTTTCTTTTAATGTTTTATTTATCATTGATCTTGTATTACTAGGATCAATATCATTTTTTTTACAATACTCTAATATTGCGTCTATATAACTAATTTTCAAATCTTTAACCATGTTTTCTATAATTAAAGAAAAATTACTTGGAGTTAAAATATTACTCATTATTTTTTACTTTCATTTATATTAATTTAATCATAGTACGCTTCACTCATTAGTGTAATATCATACTTATCTATTAGTTTTAAAGCTAAGCCAATCTTACCTTTATCTCTACATCTTTTAATTAAAAATAATACTCTTATTAATTTATCTTGATTTAATTTCATTTTTTATCAATTTTTTTAAAAATTTAATTCTATGTTTATTACCATCTATTGTAGTGTGCATCCACCCACAATCGTGAGGTTCAATTTGTTTTTTAAACCACTTGTTTGTATTCTCTAAAGCCTTAATCTCATTTAAATCTTCTATTGTTTTACTACTCATATTACTATCTCCATGTTATGTTATACCTTTAACTTTCTTCCACATCTTATGCAAGAAGTAAAACCATACTCCATTAATAGATGGTTCGACCAGTGCTACTAGTCCTGCTTCAAACAGACTTGCACCTGTCATCAAGTACACAACATTTATAGCAATCAGTATATGCCCTATTGTGTATGTTATTGCTAGACCAAAACTTGATCCTGTTACTAGTTGTTTAAATACTCCTTGTATGCCTCTTGTAAATTCTGTCATTTTA